CTTTAAGTCTATCATTCTTTTCTTTTAAAGATTTTTCATGACTAGCTGTTCAGACTTTCTTTGTTTTTTATTGTCGATCCATTACAGAGAACAAGGTGTTCCACATAACACACCATATTAAACATATTTTCACTAACAACTATCTAATCTACATCCTTGAACGAATGCTTCGCTTATTAAATCGCTGCAGTTATCGTTTGAGTAATATATTTGGCGGAATGCTTCTACACCTAACCTAATGGGGTAGATTGATCCCGTGTATTAATGCTCCACAAGTTCTAAGACCTAATCTATAATACTTGTCCTTTGTTTAGGCACAAGTTGTGGGATATTCAAAAGACTCAATATCTTAAGGTGCATTATATTCTAGGTCTGTATAGTTTAGGAACTACCGAACATGAGGTCTAATGGTATCAGTATGAGGCATAGTTTATTTCCTTAATTCTACAAACTCCTTAACGCCAATGTAGTGTGAATGATCTTATTCTATGCTAACAGTAACTTAATTATTATATTCTGCTATACCGCCTTTGAATTATGCAAGTTGCATTGGCTATGGTCTGGTACCATAAGTTGTGCATCTATTAATCTATTTCACAAAGTTAACTTGGATAGTTGGGCCATTATAAGAATAACCTTATTTAGATAAGAATATGGGGTGTTGAGACACAGAATATTCTGGTATAATGTGACCTAACCCATAAATCTGAAATTATTCATCTTATCCCATATATTATTTCATATTGTTTATAAATATTTAAGTGTATTATTTAGAGATAATAATGCATGTATCGTCACCTTGAAGTACTAGTTCATAATGGTGGCCTAACTTTAGGGGATATTGTCCTTTCTTTTAACAGAAAGTTATGTAACATAAATTTCGCAAGCTATTACCAAAGCTAGTATTTGCTGCACCTGAAGCTTGTGTACCATTTATGTCTATTGTTAACAATCTATTACTTAACTTATTCTTTGGGTGGAACAATTATTTCTTTCCAGTCATTGATAGCTTAATACTTATCTTTAATTTACCACTAGTATAGAATTTTTAGAAGCATTAGAATGCAGGGTAACTAGGGAATAAGTATGGTTATATATCTGCAAATAAATCCCAGTATATAGAATCTATACCTTTG